AATACAGCGAGATTTAATCTGGCCCTCCTTACATTGACTTCGGCAACCGCCGCGGTGATCGTTCACAACTCAACTAATTTAACGCCTTCCGTAACCGCGAATTTGGTAATTAACACGGCAACGTCCGGTGTTGCAGTTGACGGGATCGGCGCGATAGTGTTCGTTGCTATTATGTATGCATCAACAGGAGTCGGCGGAGCCGCAACGCTTAACGGGGGAGCCGGACCGTTGCCGTTTACAATGGCCCCGTTTCGCATAAGAGCAAGCGCCTTGCTTCCATCGGCTTCTGTGACGGCGGGACTTTTGGGCGGGACTTTTGAGTATGACGGCACACATTTATATTTCGTTACCGGATCGACTCGCAACACAATCGTTTAAGGAGTGCATATGGACAAGGTTGACGAGCTTAAATTAAAATCAAGTCAATGCGACGCGCTTGCAATAGTAGCTGAGTTTAGAAGTGCTTTGCAGAAACATTTTCAAGTAGTTGAATTTAATGCAAGAAAACTTATCAACGAAAGGTGGGACAATAGCTGTGAATGATTTTTACTGGAAAGGTAATTCGGCATTGGGGGCCGGTGGAGTTGTTTTGCCAAAAGGTACTCCAATAACGGTTATAACCGCAACAATAACGGCTGTTTTAACCGGAAGCACCACATATACATCGTCTTCAACAGATATAAGTGGGTTTAATTCAATGTTGCTTGAAACAACGTTATCCGGCAGCAAGGTTACAACCACAATCGATGGATCAATGACAAGCGGCGGGACAATGAACGCCATATTTAATAAGGAAACATCCGCACAAATGACAACCGGAGCGATAACATCAAGCAGGACGCTTTTGTTTAGCGGACTTACAGATTATTTAGGGCTTACAGCAACATTCAGCGCGGGAATCACGGCGGGAACGTCTGTTTCCGTTGTCGTTCTTCCGCTGAATTTATAAGGGGTGATTTAATGTCCGCAATTTTTAAATCTTTGCCGATGGATATCAAGGCCAACGATAAAGGCAATTTGGTGTTTAAAATAAGCACAAAATCGTCAGACCGCGACGAGGATGTACTTGAACCAATGGGATGTGACCTTACAAATTATCGCAACAATCCGGTTGTTCTATTTGCACATGATTATTCAAGTCTTCCGGTCGGTAAGTCTTTGCGTGAATCAATTTATCCTGAATACATAGAATCTGAGGTTGAATTTGCGCCAACTGGTTTTGCGCAGGATTGCAGAAAACTTTGCGAGGGTGGTTTTCTTAAGGCCGCAAGCGTTGGGTTTAACGGAGTAGAGTTCGACCAAATACCGGAAAGCAGATGGGGAAAACATTACACAAAGTGGGAATTGCTCGAATGGAGTATTGTCCCGGTTCCCGCAAATCCATCTTGTTTAATTCAAACCGCAAAGGCAAAAGGGTTAAACCTTGATGCTATGGAAAAAGAGTTTAGCGATATGGAGCAAAAAGCGGTAATACCGTATAAAAAATATCCTCTTGCCGATGAATCTGAAACATGGGACGGACCCGCCGAAATTTCTTCTGCTTCTGTTGATAATTTAAAGATTATGTGCGCCTGGTATGACTCAGAAAACGCAGACGTTAAACGGGCATACAAACTTCCTCACCACAAAGCAGATGGATATACAACGGTGTGGCGCGCTGTTTCTGCCGCTATGGGCGCGCTATTAGGCGCGCGCGGGGGAGTGCAGATACCAGACGCAGAACGCAAAGGCGTTTATAATCACCTTGCAAAACACTATGCAGACTTCGACAAGGAACCGCCTGAATTTAAAGAATATATGCCGGAGGAAATTAAAACAATGGAATTTGATGTTGACAACATAGAAACAAAATCCGGCGCAACGCTTTCTTCCAAAAATCGCGCCATGCTTGACGAAATCTGCGAAAGTATGAAAGGTTGCGGCGACCGACTTAGAAAGTTTATCGACACATCCGGCATGATGGAGGACGAAACGGAGCTACCCAAAACACACTATATGACGTATGAAGAACTGGATCGGTATTCCCAAGAACATAGAAACACAGAATTAATAGAAATAAAAGAAGCACTTGCGGAGATTAAATCACAAGTGCTTTCTTTATGCGAAAAATCAGCAAAACCCGATGCAAGCAAGGTTGAAATAAACCTTGATGCTATAGAGTTTGTGAAATCGTCAAAGCCGCTTGACGAACCGGATATAACACCGGACAAACTTAAAGACATGATTTCAGAATCTATCAAGACCTATTTAAAGGAGGAAATTAACAATGACAATCGATGATATCAAAAACGTTATCGGTGAAACCGTAAAGGAGCAGCTTGCTCCGATTGCCGAAAAGCAGAAACAGTACGATGAAACGCAGCGCAAATACGCTGACATTTTCGAGAAACAGCCCGCAAAAGCAGAGGAAAAAACCGAACCCGGTATTGCTACTGCGCGAATTGTAAAGTGCATGATTCTTGCTAAGAATGACCCCGAAAAGGCTCTTTACATTGCTGAAAAGGGCAATTCCAGCGGGAAAACAGGCATGTATCCCAATGACGAACACGTTAAAACGGTGCTTAAACAGCTTACAGCAACCACACCTTCCGAAGGTGGATTCCTACTCAATGAACAGTATGCCAACGACATTATACCGTTGCTCTTATCCAAAACGGCGATTGTGGAACTTGGCGCGCGCCGGATTCCTATGCCGAAGGGCAATATCAATCTGCCGAAGATGACAGGCGGCGCTACTTCCTATTATCAGGGAGAAGCAACTGACGCGACAAAATCTCAGCAGACTTTTGCCAACATCAAATTAAGCTCTAAAAAGCTTGTTACGCTTGTGCCTATCAGCAACGACCTCATCCGCGATTCTTCTATGGCCGCTGACCGTCTTGTTCGTGACGATATGGTACAGCAGATGCGCTTGAAATTTGACTATACCGGCATGTATGGCAGCGGTACGGCATTTACTCCGCTTGGCATTAAGAAAAGCGTTACGACCGCAAACATAAGCTGCGCCACTGGTTCCGCAACACTGACAGGCGACGTACCCGGCACGATGATTTCACAGCTTATGACTGACAATACCCCAATGATTAATGTCGGATGGATTTTCAACAGCAAGATTTGGGGCGCGTTCTATAATCTAAAAACTACCACAAATCAGTACATTTATCGCGCTGAAATGGATCGTGGAATGCTTAATGGATTCCCGTTCAAAGTCAGTAATCAGATCACTACTGCAAACGCTACTGCCGGAACAACCTATTCTGACATTTTCCTTGGCGATTTCTCCGAATTTTTGTTCGGTGATGAAATGTCGTTTGAGTTTTCCGCGTCTACTGAGGCTTCTTACTATGACGGTTCTCAGCTTCAGTCTGCGTTCTCGCAGGACTTGACCATTCTTAAGGTTATCAGCAAGCATGACTTTGCCTTAAGGCATGACACTTCATTCCTCGTTTATCAGTATCCGTATATTTAACTGAAATTTGCATTATTTCAATTTTTAAGGAGGATTTAGCATGAGACGTAAGCTCATTGAACAGGTTGTCGATAAAGCTTGTATGCTCGTGACAATCACGGGATCGGCCACAAGCGCGGTAATGTCATCTGCCATTGACAGAGAGGGTTATCTTTCCGCGCGTGTTGTAATTCAGGGAAAAGCGACAGCGGGAGATACGGCCATTATTACCATTACCGTGTACGATTCCACAGATGGAACCGGCACATATACCATTTACGACAGCGCAAACGCAACCACTACATATAATGTCACTTCGTCCGTGACTTCGAAGGGCTTTGATGTAGACCTTGCTGGTGCTGACCGTTATATCAAAATTTATGCAACACCCGCAAGCGCCGTATGTACAACCACCTTTACGGCAGTTTGCATTCTTGGCGACGCTGTCACTGAACCGGCTGTCTAAATCGCATGAAAAAGCCAAACCAAAACAAAATGATTAATCCAAAGGACAAGGGGAAAGCGTCAAACAAAAATGTTGTGACGAAGGGGTGAGCAATCACCCCTTCCCCTTTGGGGGTGATATGTAAATGCCCTTAACTTCACAGGCGCTCACCACGATGGCAAACATGCGCCTATACCTAAATCTGTATACGCTGACGGCAGTTACAGCATCCGAAACTTTAACCGCAACGTCTACAGCGTATACAACGTTTGAGTTTGCACATTCCGATTTAGCGCCTAATTATTTAGGCGTTTTTTATAACGGAACAACTGCGGACACAACGATTTTAACGGCTGGAATAACTGTAGACTATTCGTCTGGTTCGATTTCGGTTACGGCGGCGATAACCGCAGGCGTTACCATATCTGGCTACAGCTATTTTGCGTGGGACTACAGCAAGGATTCTATGCTTGAACGCAACATTAATTCAGCGTCCGGCATGGTATCTAAATACTGTAACCGCAGATTTATAGCCGACACATACGATGAATTTTACAAAGGTTCAGGACGGCAAAAGCTTGTTTTAAATCAATATCCAGTTAATTCTATTGCCTCAATTGAGGTTAATAGTGCGGCGTTAACTGCCGGTACGGATTACGCTACAAGCGACAGTACGTATCTGGATCAAGGCATTGTGTTTAAGGACAATGGATGGACGTGGTGCGGCTACATTACAGGGCTTGTAGGTGAGCCTACAGCGCCCATTGACAATATAGAGGTAACTTATTCGGCGGGGTACACATTAACACCCGAAACGCTGCGCACTCTCCCATATGACATTGAAGACGCTGTTATTAGCATAGCTTCCGATTTATATGGTCAACAACAGGATGGAACAGTCGGGCTTAAACAACTTACACAGGGAAAGTTGACATATGTGTGGAGTGAAAATTCGCTGATTGACCAGCATGCAAGTGTGTTAAACGCCTATAAAAAGGCGGTGTTTTAATGCTGCTCGATATCAGCGTAACGCTTCAAAACACGCCGTCAAGCGCCAATACAACGTATGACGCAGAGGGTAATCCGTCCGTTACGTGGACAGCCTCGCAAACCACTGAACGCGCAAACAAACAGCCGTTATCCGGTGAAATTGCGTTTAAAGAATACGGAATATCCGATTCCGGCATAACCAACCTGTTTTTCCTGAAAGCCTCTACGGTTGCTCAAGAGGGCGGCAAGATTGTTGATAGCGTCGGCACATATGACATTTACCGCATTGAAAAATACGGGAATCACTGTGAAGCGATTGTAAAGCCGGTGACTGGATAATGGCGAAAAAACGCGGAACAAAAGTTGGCATTGAGGGCGGCAAAGAGCTTGCGGAAAAGTTTAAATCAATAGGCAAACAGGTATATACGCAGCAAGAACAAGCCGTTATGCTGGCAGGCATGCTTGTCGAGCGGCATGCAAAACTAAACGCGCCTGTTGACACGGGGCGATTGCGCAACAGTATTGCAACACGACTTTCAGACAGTAGCGAAAACAATATTTCAGCAGAGGTTGGAACAAATGTTCAATACGCAAAATCGGTTGAATACGGCACGTCAAAAATGAACGCACAGCCTTATTTGTATCCGGCTCTTGAAAATAATAAACAAAAGATTCTAAAGATGCTTGCTAAAGCTTTTAAGGAAGGATGCGGCTTGTAATGCTAAGTATAAAATCAGCGGTTGTGACTGCCTTGCAATCCGCAACTGCTTTATCTACAATGGCAGGAATTTATCCCAATTACCCGCCGAATTTTACCGGTTTACCGTCTGTAAGCTACTTTGAAGTTGCAAACAATGTTAGCTTGTCGGCTGACAATCAGGAAATAGCGGCGGGAATAACGTATCAAATTGATTTGTGGGGAAAGTCAAGCCTTACCGCATATGCGCAAGCTGTTGACGATGTTATGACCGGATTGGAGTTTGCGCGGGTTTCCTGCGCGGACTTGTACGAAACGGATACTAAAATCATACATAAAGCAATGCGGTACAGGATTGACTACTCAGACCCAAACTTTTAACGGGGGAGGAAACATTAAATGGCTAAAAAGGTTTTAATTGGCCTTGACAAGTTCTATTATTCGCTGCTTGTGTCGGACACATCAGCGGCGGTCAGCTACGACACGCCCGTTGCGCTGAAAGGCGCTATGACGGTATCCTACAATCCCAATTCAGAAGTTGCAACGATCTTTGCCGACGATGGGCCGTATGATACCGCTGAAACGATTGGTGAGTTAGAGCTTGACGTTGGCATAGCGGACATTTCGCAGGAAGATTACGCCGCGTTGATGGGACACACGATCACAGGCGGCGTGATGGCAGAAACAGCAACCGATCAGCCCGTTGATACCGCGTTTGGATTCAGGGCAAAACGCAGCAACGGGGGCTATTCGTATTACTGGTTCTTAAAGGGCAAGTTTAGCAAACCGTCGATGGATCACGAAACAAAAGGCGATTCAATCAGTTGGCAGACACCGACACTTAACGGTAAGTTTGTAGCGCGTGTGTACGACGGAAAATATAAGTGGTCGACACGCGACGATGCAAACGATTATACTACGGCAACCGGAACGAGTTGGTTTACCGCTGTGTACGATCCGACCGCCGACACAACTGCACCGTTGTTTTCAAGCGCAGTTCCGTCCGCCGCAAGTACGTCCGGTACTCAGACCACTACGCTTACTATTACGTTTAGCGAGGCGATTCTTGCAAGCACAGTCAGCGCTTCAAACTTTACTATTATTCAGGTGAGCGGCGCAACGACTGTTCCGGTTACCGCCATTACACAGTCTACAGGTGGTGAAACCATAACCATTACTCAGAGTGCCATGACGGCCTCTACCACCTACAGCGTGATTATCGGAACCGGAGTAAAAGATTCTCGCGGTATAGCCATGACAGCGGCCTATACTTACGAATTTACCACATCCGCTTAATAAAAGCGGCGTATTGCTAAACGGGGAGGCGCTTGCCTCCCCAACCTATAAAAAATTAAAAGGAGAAATATATTATGCGTTCTTTAAAGGCAAGAGATATTGCACCTTTTACAAAAATTCTTGCAAAAATGGAAATCAAAGACAGCCTTAAAACGGTATTTGGTAATGCGGTAAATGGAGAAAAAATGACCGGAGGCGCATTGACGGCTGAACTATTAGGAATTGTTATCGAAAATTATTACAAAGCAGAAAAAGAATTTTTTGCCTTTATTGCTGACCTTAACGGCACAACTTCGGCAGAAATTTCAGATATGGATTTGCCGGATTTTATTAATCTTATAAAGGAGCTTTTTAGCGCTGAAAACATGGGTTTTTTCAAATCTGCTGTCAAATAGAGACAGCAGAACTTTATGATGACATTTTGCGCAATTACCATGACACTCAATTTGTTCTTGATTTGGAAATGTTTGATTTTATACCGCAGTATAACAAGCTTAAAGAGCGTGAATTGGAACAACGCACATGGGAATTATGGCTTGTTTTGCGTCCACACATGAGTGAAAATAACTTTATTTCGTTTGAGGAAATGTTTAACACGGCAAAACAAAAAGAAGTACATCCGCAAGATTCAAATAAAATTACGCACGGTGTTTATATAGATCAGGTGTTTATTTAGCGCCTTTAAACGGGCGTTTTATTATGCCCGAAAGGGAGTGAAAACATGGCAGATGAAGATATCGGTGCTTTAATTGTACGAATTGAAGCGGATATTAGCGATTTAACTAATAATTTTAACAAGGTGTCCGGTAAAATTGAAACGGCAGGAAAAAGCGCAATATCTTTTGGTGACGTTTTAAAAGCAAACGTTTTATCGGGCGCAATTCTTGGCGGTTTAAAAATCATGGGAAATCTTATCGGCTCTGCCGCTGACAAGCTTATTGGATTTGCTAAAAGCGGAATAGAAGTTGCAAGCAATTTGCAAGAAGTTCAAAACGTTGTCGATACGACGTTTGGAGAAAGTGCGTCTGCAATAGATAAATTTGCAAAAAGTGCGGCAACTAATTTTGGGTTGTCAGAGCTTTCTGCAAAACAATTTTCTGGCACAATGGGCGCTATGCTTAAATCAACCGGTTTGGCCGGTGACGCAGTTACAGAAATGTCAACCAATCTATCTGGTTTGGCCGGAGATATGGCTTCGTTTTATAACCTAGACGCAGAAGACGCTTTTAATAAATTGCGTTCAGGCATATCCGGCGAAACTGAACCGCTTAAACAGCTTGGCATAAACATGTCCGTTGTAAACCTTGAAACATATGCAATGTCACAGGGTATTAAAAAATCTTACAAAGACATGACGCAAGCCGAACAAACAACCTTGCGATATAACTACATCATGCAGGCTACGGCAGATGCGCAAGGCGACTTTGCTAAAACATCCGATAGCTATGCAAACCAACAGCGCATTATGCAACTGAACATGGAAAACTTATCGGCAACTATAGGTGGCAAGTTGCTTCCCGTTGCAAATGCTTTAACCGGAGCATTTTCTGGTTTAATTTCCGGAGAATTAAATATTGATGATTTTGTTTCAAGATTACAAGAAGCAATGGAACAGCTTTTTGAAACAGGACAAAAATACATTCCAGACATTGTAAAAATGGGCGGTACGCTTTTAAGTTCACTTTTAGATGGAATAATCGGATTTTTGCCAACGCTGCTTGAATCTGGTGTCCCGATTGTTACATCACTCATTACTGGCATTGTAAACGCATTGCCAAAGCTTGCTCAAGTTGCAATTACCGTTATAAGTGAATTGGTCAAATCTCTTTTGTTGATGCTTCCAGATATGCTCCGCGCTGGTATGGAAATATTAACTGCTATTATAAATGGTATTGCACAATCACTACCCGAGTTAATTCCAATTGCCATTCAATCAATTTTGACTATGATAAAAACGTTGTATGAAAATATGCCGATGCTGATTGACGCTGGAATACAGTTATTGCAAGGATTAGCAACCGGGATAATGGACGCTTTGCCTCTTTTAATAGGCATGCTTCCTGGAATTATTCAAGCGTGGTCAGATTTTATGAACGAAAGTTTACCTCAAATTGCAGAAACTGGCGTATCTGTATTAATTTCATTAATTAACGGACTTATAGAGGCGTTGCCACAATTAATTGCAATGCTGCCAACTATTATCAGTACAATTTTGTCCGTGTTGACAAAAAATTTACCACAAATAATAAATGCGGGTATTACTATTTTAATCGCTTTAATTAATGGGTTAATTGGCGCAATTCCGCAATTAGTGGATGCGGCCATTCAAATTATTTTTGCTATTGTTGATTTTTTACTTGACCCAAGTAATATATCAACATTAATCAGCGCAGCTATACAAATTGTGATTGCGCTTGCATCCGGCATTGTTCAAGCTATTCCACAACTTATGGCAAGTGTTATTAAACTTATTACATCCATTGGAGAAAAATTTAGAAGTATTAATTGGGGTGATATTGGGCTTGGAATTATCAAGGGCATTGCAAACGGAATTTTAAATGGTGCCGCCACAATCGCAACTGCCGCTAAAAACGCTGCGCAATCCGCATTAACTGCCGCCAAAAATTTACTTGGTATTCATTCCCCATCGTCTGTTGCGGAAGATGAAGTTGGGGATCAGTTTGGACTTGGGATTGTGCGTGGCATTGAAAAAAGCAAAAAATTGATTACATCTGCCGTCGAAGGGCTTAATAATTCATTTTCGCTTAATCCAGTAATTTCTCCGCAAACCACTTATTCGGACATTGTAAAAACAACTCCATTATCAAACAATACAACAGTTGGGGAAAAAACAACAACTGAAAATAATAAAACAATTAACTTTGAGCGCATGTTTGAAGGAGCAATTTTTAACGTTCGCAGTGACAACGATATCAAATTAATTGCCCGCGAACTGTATAACCTGCAAACGTCACGCGCGCGCGCTATGGGGGTGACTTAACGCATGTTTGGGTTTACTTATAACGGCGTACACAGCAACACATACGGCATAGTGGCAAAAAGTATAAAGCGCCCTTTATTGCCGTCACTTGTCAAGCGCGAATTGACGGTTCCAGGGCGCGACGGAACATATGACTTTGAAGATAATACATTTGAGAGCAGTATTATAGAAGTTGAACTAAAATTTATCGGAACGAGCATAGCAAATTTAAGAAGCAAAGCGCGCGAAATTGCTTTTTGGCTATCCGGTCGTGATGGGCGCAAAAACCTAATATTTGACGATGAACCCACAAAATACTATGATGCTAAAATTTATTCGGATATAGGGCTGACAAACTTATTTGCACTTGGTGAATGTTCTGTGCAGTTTGAGTGTCAGCCCTTCGCCTACGAAACAACAAGTTCTGAATATACGTTAAGCATAACTGCCGACGTTACCGCTACACTGACTAACAACGGCACGTTCACGGCATTACCAGTGATTGTGTTGTCAGGCTCGTTCACGGCGCTTACAATCACGCAGGGAACCGCTACGCTTACATACTCGGCGGCTATGACGGCAGATCAAACATTAACGATTGACTGTACTGATTTTACTGTTTTGCTGGATACGACAAACGCCATGGCATCTATATCGGGCAGCGCTGCGGCTGATTTTATCGAATTGGCAACAGGATCAAGCACACTTATATTCAGCGGCACAGCGTTAAATCTGACGGCAAGCATTACATTCATACCGCGATATTATTAACGCGCAAGATTGCGAGGCGCATATATGGTTAAAATTATAAACTCAGCGCTTGAAACATTAGCTTTACTCGAAAATGTAACAAGCCCTATGATTTCGGAAGAAATTAATAGGGCTTTTACTTTTGACTTTTCAGCGGTCATAGATAACAATAAATCAACCTATGTCAACTATCAAAACAAAGTTGAGGTTGAGGACAACTATTTTAACATTGTAAAAACCATTGAACAAAGAACCTCTGACGGAATCTTTGTGTCGGCAAACTGCGAACACGTAAGTTATGATTTGCAGCGCGTGACTTATACATCGGGCTTTACGGCGACGGGTGAGTTTTCGGCAGCAATGACAACTATTTTGACCGACGTAAATACTGCGCTTGGTACAGGCTTTACTCTTGGAACCATAACAGTTACCGGCAATGAAACATTGAGCGTGACGGAATCGGTCACAGCGCGCGAACTGCTGCTTGATTTGGCTGCGCTGTATTCCGGCGAGTTAAAGTACAACAAATACGAAATATCGTTGCTTAAAACGCGCGGGGCAGACCGTGGCGTTGTTTTTCGTTATCGCAAAAACCTTATAGGCGCAAGCCGGACAATCGACGCGCAAAACTTGGATGACAGCGGATACCCAACAATTTCATATGAGTGCAGCGCGGCAGAACTTGAATTTGAAAAAAGCTTTATAGCACGTGGACACAGCACATACGAACATTACGAATTGGGCGACACGGTGCGCGTGCTTGACCCTGAATTGAACTTCGATGCGTCGTTGCGCATTGTCAAAGAATCACACAATCCGTTTCAACGCGGTCAAGGCACAGTTGGAATTGGAAACTTTATTGACGATATTTTTGATACTTTAACGCATATTAAAACCACTACGGTTACAAAAAACGCAATATATAATGGGTGTTCAATAGGCCCTGATCGGGGCTTTGTGGCGACTAGAAGCGACGATATATGCGAAACGTCATTAAACGCCACAGAAGGTATAACAATCAAATTAAGGGATACAGCAACGGCAAGTTATACGTCTGTTTTTTATGTTGCAATGGATACGGCAACCGGAACAGCAACGCTTTATATTAAGGGCAATTCTGTTTTTGACGGCACGTTAAGCGCAGATGTTATCAACGCATTGAGCGTGTTGATAACGCCTAACTTATATGCCGGAAAGGCGACCATTGCCGAATTGACGGTTGACCAGTTAGACACATCGACTAAGGTAGCTAATTATCTTGCAAGCAGCACAGCAGATGTAAATTACATCAAAATTTACGAGCAGAACTTACAGTTTATCACAGCCTCTACGGGCGGCAGCGCGACGGAAACGGCGCAAAACCGAAATGGGGTTGACTTATACTGGACTGATACCGCATACGAAACAGCAAGCAGTGCGGCAACCACATGGCCCGTTACGATTTACGAATACACTGAGGCGACAAAGGCGCAATATTCGTTTGTTGAAGCAAGCGCAATCAGTACGGCAACGGGAACGTATATACCATCAATTATACTTGGCGCAGGTTCAGGCGTTGGCGACAACGACAAAATGTTTATCTTCAAAGAAGAAGATAAAGTAACGCTTAAGTACATCGGCGGCACTGGCAATGAAACGGTTATGGCGTTTGCAGACAAAATCGATGCTGATTTACGCCGCTTGGAAAGCGCCACAATAGGCACAGCGGAGATTACCGTAACAATGGAGGGTCTAACTTCTACGGAAACGCTTGACTATGTAGAGGATTCGGCAAGCATGACGTTTACATGGCCAGACACTTTTACAACAACAATTTCAATAAGTTAAGGTGATTTTATGGCTTTGACAAATGCCGAAAAAATACAAATGACAGCGCTTGCCCTTATGCGGCACAGCGTATTTACAACCGGAGGCGGAGGTGGAGGATGGCCATTGTTTCTTACCGCTCCACTTAGCGATACTTTTGAAACACTTACGGTTAACGATTATGTATCCGTTTCGTACAGTTATAGCATTACATAGGAGGCCATTATGAAAATAAGAGAATATCAGTTTGACCAAATAGAAGAAGCGCGACAAATACAACGGGAATGTTTGCGCTTGCATATGCCGTGTCCTCCCGTGTTGCATTGGAGATATGAAATAAAAGAACCAAATGGGAATGTTGTTGAAATTGGGCACGGAAAAGCAAACAGCTATACGAGAAATACATTAAATATTTTAGGATCAAATTTGGGACTTCCTGAAGATAGTATTTTCGATAGTTCCCATTTTTCAGATGGGTATATAAGTATAAAAAATACATCTGGTACTGTTGTAACATCCAGCACAATTATGTCCACTCATCGTGAATATGTAGCGTTATATGTCGGAACGGGAACTGCAACAGAATCATTAGATTCATACAGTTTTGTATCGCCTGTATCAATGGGATCAACCATAAAAGTATCAACATGGGACAGCGTGTCCAGAAAGCTTATAACATCAATTAACAACACGTATCAAAACAGTAGTGGGTCTGCGGTAGATATAAAAGAATCAGGAATTACAGACAGATGTTATTCTGGCCCATCTACCTATTCAACTTATTTATTGATTTACGATACATTCGACGCGATATCCGTTGCAAACGGTCAAACGCTTTCTTGGACATATTCAACCGAAGTCGCATATCCAAATCCATAAAAGAAATATTCAATTTAAAATGATTTCGTTGAAAAACAAATCCGCTTAGTGATATACTTACATATAAGGATGGTGGTGTTGTGAAAAAGAAAGAAAAGCTATATATACTCCTATTTTTCTTTTGTGTTTTGAGTTTTATGGCGGCAGTAATACTTAAACATTATGGAGTTTCATTTTTTGATGAATCAAAATATAACGAAATAACATTACCTGGTATGCTTTACCAATTAATTAATTTTATCGTTATTATATTTCAATTTTACTTAATGGTTGGATGTGTAGTTAGAGAACACCCAAAAGCTTTAATGCTTAAAATTATTCCATTTATTCCGCTTATTTTAATATTTTTTATGATTTCAAGTAATTACATTATGCCAGCGACAATCATTATCTGGCTTGCTGTTTCACTATCTATGCGACCAAAATTTAAAACTGTTTTGTTGCTGATTATCAATCTCATAATAATCAGTTTAATGCAAATTGCTCTTATTTGGATTAAAACAAATGTTTTTGATTTTACCGGAGGTGCTGAATATCCCATTTTACAGTATTTAACGATGAATATAGACCAATTTATATTCCTCGTTTTATTATATTATTTCAACAGAAAGGCAGGTGAAGTAAATGTTTACGCTGCTCTTTTTCGGAAAAGCTGACGAGGGTGTTTTTTGGAACAGCATGAAGAAAGCCGGTGCATCGATATGCAAATTCTTCTCTTTCTAAAAAGCATAGCCAAAACTGCCATCTTTGTACTATATACAATAGTAGTGCAAGGATGGCAAGTCCTTGGCGTTGTCGTTATTGCCTTAATAAACAAAAGGCCGTGGGAATGTCTTTTCATTTTCATCGGTTTTTTTGTTGGCCGAATGTTTTTTGGTAAGTCCTATCACTCAAAAACACTTTTGGCTTGCACGGCGGCAACATGGACTTCTTTTTATTTTTTAACATCGGCGGTTCCATCGTTTCATTTATCAATTACATTACCGTGCATTATGGGAGTATGTTTTGCTTTTGCGCTATCTTATATAAGCGAGTTGATTGAGAGGGAAAAGTAATGCTTGATTTAGGAACCGCCTCAAGCTGGTTGCAATTTATTATACTTCTTGTGTCTGTTATAACGGTTGGCGTTAAGGTCGGTAAGTTTCAAGGTATGCAAGAACAAATAAACAAAAACCAAGAAAGCAAAAACCTTGAAATTGAAAGGCGACTTGAGGGACACGATCAGGATGTAAACGAAATCAAAGAAAACATCGGGGAAATACGAGTTGATATCGGAAAGATAAAAACAAAACTTAATGTAGATTCTTAGCAACCGGTTATGCCGGTTATTTTTATATTATTTTTTAGGGGGTTAAACACATGTCAACATTTGTAACAACCACTCAGTCCCGCTGGAAGTCATACGTTATGTGGGCGGCTATTGTGTCTCAGATTGTCGCAATTATTGGATTAGTCGGTGGATGGGACACTATTGGAATCACAAGCGATACGTTTCAAGGCGTTTTAACGGCTATTCTTGAAATCCTAACTCTTTTTGGAGTAATTAACAACCCAACGAGCGCAAACACGCTGTAATCCAATGGATGCAAACAAAGCAGTTCTTGACCTCTGTGGAATATCATACTGGCATGACGCGGGCTACACTGGCAAACTCGGTATGTCGGGGACAACCGAGTGCTTTGACCCCGCTTTCATTCCGGGTTCAGTTAACCTTAACGACTATTACGGATACACAAAACATGCCTACCAGACCGCGCGCACCTTTCGCGTCGTTGCTCCGGACGCGAGAATGGTCATGCTGGACACCTCGAAGGCGACAAACTATGTAGACGGGAAACCAGTCTATTCCGGTTCGTTAATCGATGCGACCATTCCGTACATGCTGAAAAATCAGGTCTGCGTCGTGACAAAATCCCAGAGCCAGGATAACGCGTCGGACGACGCCGAACCGTACGCGCAACTGATGAATACCTGTTCCATGTTTACGAGCGCCGGGAACTATGCGGAAAGCAAATACAACAAGCTGATTGATTCGCCTTTTTGGTTTGGCGTGGGCGCCCTGCGGCTGAAGGACGGGAAGGTTACAACTGAGTATTATACCTCATGGGACGATGACGTTGACTTTTCCGGTTTCGCACATATCATCATCCCGACTGAAACAAACAAATCAACATATGACTTTGACGGAACCTCTGCGGCATGTCCATGGGTTGCGGCACAGGCATTTCTTGTAAATCAGATTGTGCTTGAAAAGGCGGGTGTTCCACTCACAGCGGCGCAGATGTACGCATATCTAAAGGCGCACAGTGTAGACGTTGATATCGCGGGAATTGACGCGAGAACCGGATACGGATATGTAAAGCTTCCGAAACCGGATATTGCCGAAAGAGAACTGTTTCAGCTAACACGACAAGCAGACAGGCTTTATGCTGAATCAATCGGAAATACAAGGCATATTGCACAGTATTACATAGACCTTGTAAAAGATTGGAGGTTGCCGGATGCTTAACAGCCGAAGTGTTGAACTGCTCAGACCGGATGTATGCGCGAACTGTAAAGTATTCCTTACCAGTTGCGAAAAGGCAGGACTTCACGTAAAAATAACAAGCACACTGCGGGATGCTGAGTATCAAGCGTCTTTGTATGCGCAAGGTAGAACTACTGCTGGACAAATCGTCACGAACGCCAAAACTCCTAGTTTCCACGGGGCAGGATTAGCTTTCGATGTTTGTCAAAATATCGCGGGGAAAGAATGGGAAACCGATTTCTTTTCCAAGTGCGCAAAGATCGGTAAGGAAATGGGGTTTGAGTGGGGCGGGGACTGGAAAGAATTTCCAGACAAGCCGCATTTCCAGTGGAGCTACGGCGGGAAGTACAAAAGCAAAATGATATTGAGCGGCGTTATTCCTCCGCTTATGCCGCTATGGAAAGGTGAGGATGAAATGATTGTAAGTGAAACAACTGTAAAAATAGGTGAAAATCAGATACCAGCAAAGCTAATTGACGGCATAACGTATGTTCCGCTGAGAACAATAGTTGACACAATTAAAACTGCGCTGAATGTCACATGGAGCAAAGAGGACGGCGCGGGCGTTGAAATGAAATAGTAAAAGACCGGGGCTTAATTGCTCCGGTCTTTTTTTATGCCAATTTTAAATTATCTGTGCCATCCATCCTATGTGCATACCAACAACCGCAAGTTTTATGATTAGTAGTCCAATAATCAGCGGAGCCATAAACCGCACTTTATTCCGCACCAGATACATGCCATACAGCACAGCGCCTACGCCTGCACATACAGCAGAGGCGGCTAAAACTGGATGCGACATGATCATGGATTGAAAGAATGGATTTGCTTCTTCCACACAACCCAGATGCACGCCAACAGCGGTGCATATCGCGTCAACGACGGTCAGTATGAAAACTAAAATGAATAGCTTTTTCATTGTAAAATTTTTACGTCTTATCCTTCGTCTTCGTCTTCGTCTTTATGGTTTACGGGTTTAGTTACGGTCACAATTCCCTCATTTGCCATAATTATATTACTATAATCCGCATCATACATTACATCGTTATTACTGTTGACATATTTAGGAAATGTTGATGTATCGATATCAAAACTGATTGCATAATATTTTCCGCTGTCTACAGGTAAGCGTTTTACATATAAAAAGTCTCCATATTGACCGTCGTCTCCATCGGTATTAACGGTAAGTTCTCCGCCAAGATCGCGCCCAACATAGTCCATTATTGCGCTAACAGATAGCGGCCTGTTTTCCGCAACCATAGCCTCAACTGCGGTGGCTATGTTCTTCGCGTCAGACCTAGCTTCGCTTGCGCGTGCGCTGTCCGTGAATCCAAGAAAGCGCGGTAAAATTACTGCCGCTAGGATTGCCAGAACCGCGATAACAACGATCAGTTCAATCAGTGTAAATCCTCTTTGACCGGCAAGAATCTTTTTTTTCATGGTTTTGTGCCCCTCTCTTTATTTTAAAATATTTTAACGCAAAATTATATATCGACCGCGATAATAAATAATTAAATGGTTTTTGAGCAAAAATCCGCCGAAAAACGGCGGACATTTGCCAGAAAGAGAGGATGGAAAGACAAATAACCAACCTCATTATAAAAATAGCATATATAACAATACTTGTCAACTATTTTTATATTTAAACCTTTTATATATTACTGTGAATTTACTGTATACGCGCTATGGTAAAGTATGGTTTTACTTAGTACAATAGTGTACATTAGTCAACTTTATAATATATACGAAAAAGCCGCCAAATCCTGTATTTTACAGGATATTGACGGCTTTCCGTTCGCTTTTGTTCACTTTTTGATTGGCGGAGAAGGAGAGATTTGAACTCTAATTAAAGTCAATAATATCAATGCTTTTCTGCCCTTGCTGTGAATCTACTGTGTGCGGTCGTATTCTTCGAACAACTCGGCGGTTTTGTTTCTTCGGCTGTCCCTTATGTGCGTATAGATATCTTTAGACATTGCTATGCTTGCGTGTCCAAGCTGATCCTGCAAGTCTTTTTCGTCAAGTCCGGCCTCAAACGCCATAGAAGCATATGCGTGTCTTAGTTGGTGAGGCGTAACCGTCACGCCGCTTGCCTTTTGGTATAGCTCCCATTGCCTTTGAAATTGCGTTTCTGAAAGCAGTCCACCGGATTCGTTTGAAAATAAATAATCATCTGGATTTCCCTTTGGCAACTGTTCTAGCAGTTTTGATCTAAGTATTATATTTCGCTTCCCTGCCTTTGTTTTTGGCTCTTTTATATTAGGCTTGTTTTTCACATTATATACAGATTTGTAAATTCTTATGATGTTTTCTTTTCTGTCAATGTCCTTAAATTTTACCGCCAACGCTTCACCCCTTCGGCATCCTGTATACAACAAAAAATAAGCAAATAGCCCAAATTGGCAACCAAAGCTTTTTTTTACTTTTTCTATCTGTTCATCCGATGGTATTGCCCTTGTATTTTTAGCTAGGTTTTTTGGAATTTGTACATATTGAGCCGGATTATATTCCAAATCACCGCTGACCACGCAGTTTGAGAATATTAAATGCAAGATTAACAACTGCGTCTTGCATGTTTTTTGTGCATATCCACACCTGGAAAAATCAATAATAAATGAGTTTATGTCATTGGGTTTAATGTTCTTTATTAACTCAGTTCCAAAGTGCGATACGGCTCTTTCGTATGCCGGGTTATAGTTTCTCGTTGAATTTGGCGATAACGTTTTCCAGTGTTCAGATTTCCATTCTTCTGCAATATCTTTAAACGGCTTACCGTGTTCAACTTGCTTTTGATATTCCATGATTTTACGCATAACTTCTTTTGGGTCTTTGCTGCGGAAAGGATACCGTTTTCCATCAATGGTTATTATTTTTTCATAAATGCCATCCGGACGCAGATACAGACCGGCAACCTTTTTCCCCTTAGTCATATAGATCATCCCATAACATTTTTTATCATGTATAAAAATAACGATTGACACAATCGAACACATGTTCTATAATTGCTTTGTCGAAATTTGTCGAACCGTATAAGTTGACATAAATACCGCCTGATATTACAATGTAATTACAACAAATGAAAAGAGGGCTTCTAATGGAAACGGAGGAATTTTATCGGCTGATTTGTTTAACGTTTGGAGCATGTGAATTAAGCACGGAAGAAATGGACAATATTATTTTACTTATTTGCAATTCCTTTAATGAGAGTAACGATTGCGTCTATCTGAGAGATAGATAGTTTAGAGGAATCAATACCGTGTTCTTTTAGTTTCTTATCAAACAATAAAGCCGCGTCGCTAACCTCACTGATATTATCGGCGAGGTTATTTTTTTGCCCCAAAATCAAATGCTCTATTGAAATATTAAAATATTCTGCTATTTTCTTTAAAGATTTATTGTGTGGATAGGATCCGGTGTTCCATTTTGAATAGCTTGATTTGCTCATTCCAAGATCAACAAGGGCTTTTGATGGAGATATCCCGCGCTCCTTACATAACCTTTCAAAATCATCTTTAAACATCAAAAAACAACCTCCATATTTGTGCATGTATACAAAGTTTACTATTGGCCACTTGTGGTATTGAATATTCATCTTTAGTGTGCTAAACTATCCTTGTCAGTTGAATTAGGTACACAAATACCACGCTCCACGAAATTATAAACATTCGGGAACAAAAAGTACGCCTTTGAATTTACAACATTCACAGATTACCACTTTTGTACCTTTTTGTCCACTATTATTTATAAGATCGTGGGAATTAACAAAAGTTTTGCTCATATTTAGCTTACTTTTGTGCAGAAAGGAGGTGAATTTTGATTGCCATTAGAAAAAGAATCATATCGTGAAAACTTAAGAATGTTGCTTGAAGCTTTCCCGGAAAAGAAAGAGATTATGTGCAGTGAATTTGCCAGATATTTAGGCCGAGACAGGAGGTATGTGCGTAAGCGTTATTTTACAAAAGCAAAGTATTTAACATTGGCTGAACTTGCAAGCAAGATTTCATAAAAGAAGTACAACAACAAGGACGTTCAAATCAGATTCCAAAATAAATTTTAGGAGTTGTTTTGAATGACCACAAAAAATTATGAAACCATTGAAAACATTTTGATTCGTCGCATTGAGGAACTGTATTCCTATGTCGATAGCATTGTTGACGATAAGGAATATGACGAAACCTATCAAACCATTATCAACACATCATATCAGCTTGTTGAATTAATCAGAGGCAAAGAATATATCGCACAGGTGAAGCATGATGCCTTTGCTGATGCTGCAAAGGGTTTTGCGGCAGCACAGGAGGATATCAATGAACAGGCTTGAGAAGAAGTGCAGAGAATCAAATGATTTTACGTGGAAATTAACCTGTTGGGCAATCATTGTTATGTTTATCATCAAAGACATTTTCTAAGCGCCTCGGGCGCTACATACAGAAAGGACAAGTTGATATGTCTATTAACGATTTTAGAAAGATTTTGATTTCTACAATGTGTAATTCTGGATTGCTTTTAAACAACAAATTAGGCGAGGGATATGTTGATTGGCATAGCGAAGATGGGCAGTGTGGCGTTAACTTTAAACTTCCAACTGGAGAGGAATTTTCGATTCTTATCAGGAAAGATAAGTAGTTAGCATTACATAACGAAAGGACAACCACATGACCAAAAAGACAAAGCGTCAGTACACAACACAGGCATATAACAACAAACAGGCGAAATACGCCAACATTTTGAAACAGATGAAAGGGGAAAAAAAGAATGGCAAAATTTAAGGTTGGTGATCGGGTTGAAATAGTCGATGGTGGAAACGGAACATACGGTTCTATCGGATATATATCTTCCGTGTTGAACAGAAGTTGTGACTATTACGATGTAACAACACCTTCGGGAACTTACCACAAACTCGGATCCAATATTCGGCTGTTCCAGTGCGAGCATCATTTCGTATGCGACAAATGCGGCGCTGAGTATCCTCGGGATAAACCCGCCGACAAGCCGCATGAGTACAAAGTTGGCGACCGCGTTATCATCACACAGGATTCAAACTGTCATTGCTTGCCGATTGGTTCAGTTCAAACACTGTGTAGCAAATCCTTATCAGGTAATTGGTTAATTGGTGGCGTGTATGTTCCCGAGTGTGACATGAAACCATGTGACAAACCCGCTGTCCGTGAAGTCAAGCGTCCGGCAAAGGTTGGGGAGTGGGTGAAGATCATAGAAACTGATGGGACAATACCAAATGGAAGAATTGTTCAATGTACTGACATTTCTAGAAATATAGCTACTGCGCCCTTTCCGGGCGATAACAAATATGGCGTTTTTCATTTTCGATATGTCGTTCTTGAAAACTACCATCCCGAACCATCCAATCCCACAGAACACCCGCTCGATGTTGTTATCGACGGTAAACGCTACATAAGGGAGGATGCAAGGGGAGATGCTAGCTCATGTGCATTACTTTAAACGCAGTTTCGGATAGCAGAAATTCAAGTGCAAAAATGATTGTTTCGCTCGAACCATGCAAGGATTTTTCGGGTGCAAATTTGGTTGAAATTCAGTTGATAGATGGCCCTTGGTGTGAATTTGCACTTGTCAAAGCAGAGGAATTAAAAAAAGTATTGTCAATTTTATGAATGGAGGGTTAACTATGTCCGGCTCTCACATGAACAAATACCGCAAGCGCAGAATCAATAACTTCCTGTTGTCCTTTGCTTCCGGTTCCCTGTTCGGCGCATTTTTTGTGCTGTTGATGATCGGAATGATGAAAACATGAAAGTTTGTGCTGTGTGCAACAGTGAAATCGAGGGCGAATATTATCAATGCCTGTCAAAGCCGCGAACATGCGTCTGTCTGGATTTTGGCTGTATATCAGAGTTTGCATGGGACAAAGTGACCGTGCCGGAACTGGTGCAGTTCTTGACGGGTGAAGAATACGGCGGCAACAGCATAATGCTTGAGTGGGACAAAGACGATTTGAGCGGAATTATTCAATCGCACGACTTGGAACAGGATTTTATAAAGTTTTTCTATTCAGGCGATTACATGCTGACAAATACAGAATGGGAGTGAATTGGAGGTAATACATCAATGAAAAATCGTTTTTATCTCAATAGCGAAGATAGTTTTTTTGGAAATTCAAATTATCTCGTTTTTAACGATGGCAAAAAAATAGAATATTCGTTTTGGTGTTCCGACGATGATGATTTTCCACCTCAAGACTGCGGATATCGCCTTGTATACAAATGCGGAGACGATGAGGATTTTAGAATCGTATACGGATTAAACAGAATTGATGAACTCGATAAAATGTGTGGTTCTCGCTTTATCGATGAGTGCTTCCCGGAAAGCGAGGAATGATGTGGCACAGCTAATTTTTTATCCGGAAGATCATACATATTGGCTTGACGGCGTTCTTGTGCCAGGTGTGACCGAATTGGTGAAAATTCTCGGTGACGATATGGATGATATGAGCGCCGACATGGAAAACAAAATGGACATAGCCAGAGAACGCGGAATAATAGGACACGCTGTAATTGCTCAAATGCTTCAAGGCGAAACCGACATTGATTATCCGAGCGCATACGAGCCTTACATTGAAGCTGTACGCCTGTTTTTGTCGGAGCATGAGATTATACCCGCATATATCGAAACACCGATAGCAAGCGAAACAAGCGGCTACGCTGGCACTCCCGATCTGTTGTGTTGGTTTGATGGCGTGTTGTCGGTATTGGATTACAAGTTTGTTTCTCAGATAGCAAAAACCAAAGTCAAAGCACAGCTTAACGGATATTTGGAAATGTACATCGAAAATGGAGTGTTTCCCGAAAACCTATATGCAGTTCAATTTTTGCCGGACACATACCGGCTTTACCCCGTAACCGTCGACTGTAGCGAATTTAGGCTTTGCCTTGAAGTTTACAAACAGAAAAATAGAAAACATCCGAGGGGGCGCATTGAGTAATGTCACAATGGAAAGAAATTACAGGATATGAAGGTTTATATTTGGTCAGCGATTCAGGGGAAATAGTGGGGTTAAAAAGAGGTCTACAGCGCCCTTCCATTGATACGTACGGCTATTTAAGGACAGCATTATGTAAATGCGGGGAAATGAAATCGTTTTACGTTCACAGGCTTGTCGCATTGGCTTTTATACAAAATCCAGAGAATAAGCCAACGGTTAACCACAAAGACGAAAACAAAATAAATAATTGTGCCAACAATTTGGAGTGGGCAACGGTATCTGAGCAAAACAATTTTGGCACTCGCACAGAACGAGCGTTAAACACAAGAACCTCAATGTCACATGGAGGCGGCGCACCTAAAAAGCGTGTTTTTCAGTTTACTGACGATGCAAAATTTGTGTGTGAGTGGCCATCAATCCGATATGCGGCACTAAGTATCGGGATACCAAAGCATAGCATATCTCTTTGTTGCAACGGACACCAACGTAAAGCTGCTGGATATATTTGGAGGTTTGCAAATGAATCTATATGAAAAGCTCATGGATATACAAAAAAGCGTCGCCATTATTTTAAAGGATGAAACTAATACAAACGATAAATATGATTATGCGTCTGGTTCCGGAGTGCTTCGCATAGTCAGGCCCAAAATGGACGAACTTGGGTTACTTCTATTTATGAAAGTAAATAATGCGACATTTCACGAGGGAACAACAAAAAGCGGTACTGTTCGATTTCTAACTGAAATTTGGTATACGTTTACTTGGCACGACGTTGAAAGCGGTGAAGAAGTATCAATCCCTTGGTATGGTCAAGGTGACGATCTCGCTGGACCTAAAGGCCCCGGAAAATCTGCAAGTTACGCAGAAAAGTATTTTCTTTTAAAACAATTTCATGCGCCAACAGACAAAGACGATCCCGATTCTGATGGACGCACAAAAACCGGGGAACTTAAGCAGCGCGGCACTCAGGCCGCAAAAGAATCCGCAGACTTTCAGCGTAAGGCAATAACTCAGATTTTGCAAGAATTGTATTCGGAAGATGCAGAAAAAATAAAATCTGCAATTATCGCGCTCACAAAAAATGATGCTCGTCAATATGTTGGCGTTGACAGCGTGGACGCGGTATCTCAGGCGGCGTTACCAATCGTATACGACAAATTCAAGAAAGCTTATGAGAAGCGCATAGGACATGCGTTTTCGCTAAAGGAGGACATGGACAATGCGGGCTAAACTCGGGGACGGCATTATTGTTGCCGGTCCACTTCCGCGTGATGCTGAATTTAAGCTTGTAGGAGATAAACAAACTCCGCTTTGCAAATTCAGCATTAAAGTTGACGAGCGGCAAACAGAAAACGGGCGTGATGCTGTGTGGGAAAACTGCACTTGTTGGAGGCGCGTAGCAAATGCAGCATCCGGTTTCCAAAAGGGTGACACGGTTTTTGCGTGGGGTAAAATGCAAACCAATTCATACACAAGCCGTGATGGAGAAAACAAAAGCCGCTCTGAACTTGTTTGCGAATGGGTTTCAAAAATGGCAAGTATTGAAGATGAAATCCCGCGAAACTATGTTCCCGCAGATAGTGGATATAAAGATTTGCCTGACAACTCAGACGATGAACTTCCGCTTTAACCCACGCTGTACGAAACCAAAATTTGAAAGGATGTAATTTATGAAACTTACAAAACGCATTATTGCATTATTGCTTGTGGTGTTAACTGTGACCATGATGTTTTCCGGATGCCAGACAGAAGCAAACAAAGTTTCCTATAACCTGTCACTTGAAGCGGACAATTTCAATGTAGTCCGGCAGCTTACCGTTATAAATTGCATTTGCGGAGATGTTTTGTTCCAAATGACTGGAAAAATGTCAATAACAGCAGACACAAATGATGATCAGCTTGAAGTCGTTGTTGAAGATGAATACGGGAATTATCAAAAGCATTTTATCGGACTTAGTGACAACGTAACATATGTTGTGGAGCAAAAACAGTATAAAAACGTAAGCGAATATCATTACACGTTGAATTTTAATCCTCAAATGTGGATACCTGTTGAAGTTCAAACAGTTGACTAAACGGTCAAGGTTGACGGCAAGGTGGTGAAGCTAATTTGTGGAAAGGATGAAAAAGACGGAAAAGTTTGAAAAAATCACTGATGAAATGTGCTATGACGAAAAATCCAATATCCAAGATCATTTGACAGAAAAAGTAAAACACTCACTCATTGGAAATATCTCAGATTATGAAATAGGTCAATGCGACAGTTTGATTAATTGTGAAAGCCCAATTGAACAGTTGCTTTCATTGGAGATGGATCGGTTGGGGATTGAATTAATATATCTTTTTAATCCTGCAATTGATGTTCTGGGAATGACAAGACAGGCGGAAATTGTTGCCGGGAATCACAAATATCGTGCGGACTTTCTTATTGAGGTTCATTATAAGCATCCAAAAGACACACTGGTTAAGTTTGTCATTGAATGTGACGGATTCGATTATCACTCAAGCAAGGCGCAGATGAAAAACGATTACGCACGAACGCGAGCTCTTCAGGAATCCGGTTATGAGGTTATCAAATTTACTGGTTCTGAAATATATCTTTCGGCTTGCCGGTGCGCAAGATCGGTATTGAGGGCAATGGTCAACAAATCAGAAATCTTGAAGCTCAATAAGGCATAGGTGATTATTTGTGCCAAACAGATTTATTAAAGAAAGTACATGCGTATCTGAGAGCTTAAACAGCATATCCGCACACGCAGAGCGGCTATTTTGGCGGCTTGTCGTTAAGGCTGATGATTACGGCTTGTACTTGGGGACAACCAAAATAATTAAAAACACATGCTTGCCATTGTTAGCAGATGTTATCAAAGACGCGCAGATTGAATCTTGGATTACTGAACTAGAACAGGCCAAGCAGATATTCCGGTATAAATCAAAAACCGACGACAAGGTTTATCTGAAGCTCACCAATTGGGAGGATCACCAACAGACAAGGGCGACAAAACCTAAATATCCGCAGCCGGAAGATGATGAAATCATTTGCAATCAATTGATATCAATCGATAACAATTGTTCCTCGCGCGCGTGCGCACGCCGAATGCGAATACCGAATACGGATAACGTTAAACGAATATACGGAGAATTTAATAACGTATTACTTACAGATATAGAAATAAGTAAATTACAAGAAGACATACCTAACTACCAACAATATATACGGGATTTATCGGAGTATATAGAAAGCAAGGGAGTGAAATATCAATCGCATTATGCAACGATACGTCAATGGTATTCAAGGGATAAGAAGCAAGGTAAAGTCAGGACTGAGCAAACTGAATCACCGCAGAAACGGACTCGCTATAAAACGATAATTGACGAAAATGGGAAAGAGGTGGCCGTGCCGATTGAATAGTGACTACTTAAGCGCTGAATACAGTGTAATCGGCTCCCTGCTGATTGAGCCGTCAACGGCTTTGCCGACAGTATCAGAACTGCTTAAGCCGGAAGATTTTACAGTAGAGATTAACCGCACGATTTACAAAACAATCCTTGACATGCGGGAAAGCGGAGATTGCATTGATCCTGTAACCGTTATAAAACGCACGGGCGACACGCCGGAGATCAGACAGTATGTCATGGAGTGCATGGACGTTACAAGCACAGCGGCGAACGCTGCGGCCTATGCGCAGATCGTTGCAAACGCCTCCATGTTGCGGAATATCAGGGACACAGCTTTCGCGGTTGGAGATATGGCGACAAACGCGCAGGACTATGCCGAAACACTTGGGTATGCGGTTGACAGCTTTATGGCTTTGCAGGAACGCGGTACAAAAGCGGATTTGGTTGACAGCATGGAGGCTATGCAGGACTTTTACGCATACCGGGAGAAATTCGACAATAACCCGGAAAGCATGTTTGTAAAAACAGGATTTGAAAATATGGACAATGTTCTCGGCGGTGGGATGGTTAATCAAGGGCTGTACATACTTGCCGCCCGGCCCGGAGTTGGAAAGACAACCCTTGCGCTGAACATAGCGGACAATGTGGCAAAGTCTAAAAAGTCAGTATTGTTTATCAGCTTGGAAATGTCGGTAAGGCAGATCACGGCAAAGAGAATAGCGCGTAACGCCGGGATATCGTACAACGCTCTGCTGATGGGCGAACTAAGCGCAGACGATTACACAAAGATGGCAAAGGCCAGCACCGTAATGTCAAAATTGCCTGTAACGATAAACCGCAGACCGGGTGCAAGTGTAGCACAGATTGAAAGCATGGCGAGAAAGGTAAAAGGTCTGAAACTGCTGATTGTGGATTACATGGGGCTGATACATCCGGCAGACAGACGCAAAAGCAGATATGAGGAAATGACAGAAACCAGCGGCGCGTTAAAATCTCTTTCTATTCGGTTGGGAATCCCTATCCTGTGCTTGTGCCAACTTAACCGGGAAAGCGAAAACGACAAGGGCAAGCGCCCGAAACTTCATCATCTGAGGGACAGCGGCGCAATAGAACAGGATGCCGATGCTGTATTGCTTTTGCACAAACCGAACGCATATGCAAGTGAAGAAGAAAAACCAGCATGGGAAAGCGAAGAACTTATTTGCTATGTTGACAAGAACAGACACGGAAACACAGGCGTTGCTAAGTTCAGTTTCTACGGCAACGAAAGCAAGCTTGTACCGATAAGAGATCGAATATAGCCAAACAAATGTTTGCAGATTGAAAGGGTGAAATGACATGGAGAATAATTATTCAATTCACAATTTGGAGAGTTTAACGGCAGAAGAAATTAAAAATATTTTAGAGTTAAACCGACTTAGGGCAGAAGCCGAAGCAGATTTCGGGCTGATTAAGTCAAAAATCAAATTCAAAATCGGAGAGGGGCGCGTAACTATTTGGAACGACGGAAACAATGCAGAATATGTAACGCATGACGGAGTATGGCAAGCGAGATATTTGCATCAGACATACGATGTAGATTGTTCGATTGAAGGAATTTTCAAGTCATATAAAGAAGCTTATTTCAATAAAAACACCACAACATCAGCGGGATATTTTAGAAGCTTTGTTCGTGGATTGAGAGAGGGCAAGTATATATTATGACCGACATTGAACGCGCATTGATCGAATACGACGGCGACAACGGCAAGCCATATTGCGACTTGGCTTACAGGGCGCTAAAGGAAATGCGGGATAGGGAAAATCCGAAACCGCTGACATTGGATCAACTAAACAAACGGAAAGGTAAATGGGTATGGGCTGATTCAGATAATGAAAATTATTTTGGATGGGGAAGGGTCATTCAAGTACATCCAATGATTTCGGTCAAGATACTCAAGGAAAATCCGGGATATTTGCACACGAGCAACGTTATGTATTACGACTACCCGCCAAAGGAGGAAACAGATTGAACGACATTGACGATTTCACACTATCCGAAATGCTTAGATGGCTAAAGCTTCATGCCGAAATTGAAAGATTCAACATACTGCTAACATCGAGCATAGCCGACAACGCACATCATGGACTGGAAGCACAGCGGTATTTGAAGATTGCTGAGTACATAGCATGTGCATAATGCCACTGTGAGTGCCGCAGTTGCGCTCAGTGACCACAACATATGGTAGTCAGTATACGGACATGGCACAAAGCGCAGAACGCAAGCAGGACAGCGACAGACACAGATGGAGGTAAAAAATGAGTTGGCTTGAAAACTTAAAAGCTGGAGACAAAATTATTGTAACAAGCCGTTATTACCAAACGATTACAACGGTCGAAAAAATAACTCCGACCGGACGGATAAAAATAGACGGAGAGTATTTTGGGAAAGACGGTTATGCGATAGGCAGGGGAGATACATGGTATGGTCGGTCGCATCTCAAAGAAGCTACACCGGAAGCCGTGGAGAAGATCAGGCAGAACAATATTATCGATAAAGCCATTGAGGCTACAAGAAATATACGAAAAGAAAAACTTACTTACGAGCAAGCCTCAAAAATATTAGCCGCATTAGGGCAGACGGAAGAATAGACAGCGACAGACACGGTGAAAGGAGATAACAATGAAAACAGATGAACTTATAAAGGATTTAAGAAGCGGTACTGATATCAATCAATATGGGCTTATAAAATGGGAACCGCCGACGCGAAAAGAACGAGAAGCCGCTGACGAGCTAACCCGACTTGCAAAACAGGACGCGGAACTGCGAGAAAAGATAAATGATATTCAATCTCAGTTGTTCCAGTACGACACAGGAGCACTATTCGAACAAGAATGACCCGCCTCAGAAAGGATGATTTGCATGACACCGACAACAGAGCAGATCAAAGCGGCTATTGAAATTGTTAAAAATCTTGGAAAACACTCGGTGAGTTATGGACACTATTTTTTGCCAGAAGCCCAAGCCGCCATGCAAACCGCAATATCCTGCATGGAAAAGCAGATGGCGAAAAAGCCAATTATAAAGCCATATGAACCTGCACTATGTCCATCCTGCGGGAAAGAACTAAGTGACGATCTTGGCGACGGATACTATAAGCATTGTCGCGGGCAACTCATATGCGACTGCGGACAAAAGCTGGATTGGGAAAGCGAGCGTGACAAATGAAAATAAGCCGCAAGCGTTGGGTGATTATTCGCAATAGCAAAGATATCTTCTGTGGACTTTCAAGAGCATTTCAATTTAAGGCAATTTACAATATAGGCGACACGGCAATAAAAACATATCTTAGCCGCAATAAGGCTATAGCATCGTTTCAAAGTAGCTGGAACATGCACAAAGAAGATTGTTATGAAGCGGTTGAAGTGAGTGAAACCATTTCAACGGATGAATAGGGGGCTGGCGAATGAGCTACACAACAGCGGAACTTCTTGGAGCAATAGAAGAAATTGATGCAAACATTGGGTATGCGATTACTGACGAAAAAATGAGAATCCACTACGAGGGATGCCTTGACGAAATAGCCGAGATCGTCAAGCGGGATGTGAAATTGGCAGAATGGGCAAGTAAGTGTGAAGAAACCAACGAACGACTTGCATGTGAAAACGAAAAATACCGCGCAATCGGAACACCCGAACAGTTTGCCGAACTTATGAAAGCCAAAGTAGACGGAAGGATTGCAGAGTGTACATGCGGGGAGTGCAAAAGGCGAGAAACTTCAAAATGTGCAATGCATTATGAAGCGGTTTTGTATGATGGCACGAAATTTGATCGCTATGCAAAACCAATGTATCAGGACGATCACTTTTGCGGCATTGCAGAAAGGCGGGACAAAGATGATTTTTAATGTGCATATCACAGGATCAATAAATACCACAATATCCGCAAGTGATAGCGCAGAGGCCGAACGCCTTATAAACGAGAGGCTTGAGAATGTTTATCCGCAATGGGAATGTTGCGTTGACATTGCAGAAAGGCGGCAAGACCATGATTGACCTGAAAGCGATTCGGGCAAGGTGCGCGGCATATAAAGCGGATAGAAGTGAAGTAACCGACGGTAGCATTCAAATAACAAAAGATGATCTTGAAATTGATTACCTACCATCATTTGCAGATTTGGCAGCCAATTCACCAAGAGACACTCCGTCCCTGCTTTCGCTCGTTGACGAACAGCAGAAGCGGATTGCTGAGTTGGAAGCTGAACGGGATGCGGCTGTCAGCGACATGAATCATATTGTGCGCGGATCCGACCCATGTGATTGCTGCAAATCAAACAAAACAAAAGATTGCATACATCCGGCGTCTTGTCCGGAAAGAAAATATTATTTTTGGCAATGGCGCGGAACGGGAGGAAAAGCATGAACATGAACGCGGATGAAAGAGAATTTGTACTTTCTTTATGCACCAATCCATCTATTTCTAAATATATCGCTATGCTTGAAGACGAGATAGCGTCTCTGCAAGCCCAGCTTTCCGTTTCAAAAGCCGCAACTGAGCACATGCATGATGAAATGGACTCAGCGCGTGATGAGTACGAAATATTGAACAGTGAGATTGCTACCTCGCAGGCAAGAGAACGAGCGGCGGAGTTGAGCGCCTATAAGAAAGTCGTTGATCGATATCGTGAAATTGAAAATGACGAAGAAAAATACCCGGAGCAATACGACGTTATCTGCGCATTGAACGAATGGTTGCATGATCGAATGGACGATATGCGCAGAACAGGAGAAAAAGCATGAGAAGATTCAAGGCAATCAGAGAACAAGGCGACTGGGTTGATTTGTTTGAATACACCTTTCAGAACATCGCCATGGAAGATGATAGTAAGCTAACAATCGACGCGCAGGAACTCAAGATGCGCGTTATAAGTACCATATGGGATATGGCGTCTAAACTAAGCGGCATCCCACTCTCAGACCTCGAAGCCCTGTGCAACGCGTGGAGGGATGGCCGGGCGATGATACTGCCGTGCAAGGTTGGATCGCCAGTATGGTACATACGGCATAACTATTGTAAACATGCAGACATTCACACCGGATATTGTAATGCCGATTTATGGTACAAGAAGAGGGGAATAAAAAAAGATGATGGATGCAAGGATTGCCCATATCGCGAACCAGTGGACGCAATCAGTGATGCAAAGTTTAGGCTTGCTTTGATGGACGAAAAGAAAGTTGGACACTTACACGTTTCAGAGTGTTATTTTACCCGCGCCGAAGCAGCCGCCGCGCTTGATGCGCAGAGTGGGGTCAAGCAGGGATGAATGAGATTGCTGAAATTGCGAATCGCCTATTTGGTATTTGGGTAAATGGCATAGTGTTTGGATTAATTGTAGGACTTGTGGTCGGAATTGGTGTAGCTTCTTTGCACTACGACCGCCGCGCACAGCGGAAGGGGGATGGCAAATGACCGTTTTGCAAGTTTTATATGTGTCTCTTGCATTACACATTGACAAAAAAGCTGACTAACAGCGGGAGGATAAATAATGCCGATAAACTTAACAATCTATGGTGAGCCTGTGGCACAGGGCAGACCCAAGTTTAGCACACAGGGCGGCTTTGTCAGGGCATATGATCCCGCCAAAAGCAGAGATTACAAGGACTACATAAGACTTGCGGCAGTTGAACAGATGAAAGACAAAACACCGCTAAATGGACAGCTTGCATTGAGTATCAGAGTTTACAGGGATATGCCCAAAAGCATGAGCAAAAAGAACCGTCCTGCGGCAGAGGGTGGCATGATACGTCCAACAGTTAAACCCGACTTGGACAACTATGTAAAGGGTATCAAAGACGCATTGAAATCTATCTGCTGGAAAGATGATAGCCAAATAGTAGCATACAAGGAGCCGTTTGGAAAGTATTATTCGGTCACACCGAGGATTGAAATTACAGTTGAAGAAATGGGGATGAATCAATGAAGCCAATATATGTACCAAAAGGCAAAGCAAAAGAATACGGCGATTACGCAATAAACATTTATACAGGTTGTCCCCATAGATGCTATTACTGTTTTAGCCCGTCAGTGTTGCGGAAAGACAAAGAGGTATTTCATTCCGTGGTGGAGCCACGCAAAGATATATGTGTGGAACTCCAGAAGCAGCTTGAAACCGAAAAGATAACAGACAAACTAATTCATCTATGTTTTTCGTGCGACCCATTTCCGAAAGGCATTGACGATATAGCGACAATCTCCGTGATTAAGCTGTTAAAGAGTTACGGAAACCATGTGCAAATACTTACCAAAAACCCGAGCCGTGCTGTTGATTGTAATGTGTTCGATTTACTGGACGCTAAAGATTGGTTTGGGACAACAATTTCATGTAACACGGAAATAGCTAAAACAGCAGAGCCATATGCAGATAGCCCATTTGTCAGATTGCTTGTACTGGCGAAAGCAAAGGACAGGGGAATTAAAACGTGGGTATCTTGCGAACCCGTTTTAGAACCTAACGCCATATTTGCGCTCATCACGAAATACGGTGATAACTACGACAAAATCAAAATTGGAAAGCTCAATTACTATCCATCAGAAATTAACTGGAAATGGTTTGGGCAAGAAGCCGAGCGCCTTTGCAAACTGTACGGTCGAGATTATTACATAAAGGAATCTTTGAGGAAAGAAATGGGGATGAACAAGTGACAAGAGCAACGGTTGTGGGCGTATCACCAAATGAACCGACAGTAACAAACGAGCAGGGCGGCAAACAATCTAAGGTTGCATACGGCTTTCACCTTATTGATTATGACGCACTGTTTGCATTAGCACAAGTTTTGCAGTACGGAGCATCACGATATGAGCGCGATAACTGGCGAAAGATTCCGGCAGAAGAACACTTTAACCACATGATGATACATGCGCTTGCATGGCTCAAGGGGGATACACAGGATGATCACCTTGGACATATGTTTTGCAGGGCTATGATGATGTACGCCACAGGACAACCGGCAAAGACGTGTTTTTGTGCCGGTTCGTACAATGCAACAAAGGAGGACAAACAGTGACAGTAAGCAAAAAGAATCACGGCAAGCAGAAGCTAAAACTGTTCATGTGCCAGCGTTGCGGAGAAGCATTTATATATCCGGCTCGTAAATGTCACTATTGCCATAAGTGCCACAAAATAGTTTATCAGGAAATACAGGCTGAAAACAAGCGATTGCAGAAGCAAAACAAGGCTAAAGCTGATTGGAACAAACGTGCGATTCCAGCGCTGTCAAACATAGCCGAATGTAACAGGATAGCCAAAGAAAAAGGACTTAGTTATGGACAGGCTGTATCAGCAGGGGTGATTTGATGGTGTACGCAGTTGACTTCGATGGCGTGTGCTGCACAAGCGCATATCCAGACATAGGAGAACCTAATGTTGTACTTATCGAATACTTAAAGGCATTACGAGCACAGGGTAACAAACTGATTCTGTGGACATGCAGGGATGGTGTTCTGCTGTGGAAAGCATTAGTATGGTGTGCTCACAGAGGTCTGATATTTGATGCTCACAATGCTAACTTGCCTGAACGCATTGACATGTTCGGAAGTGACCCGAGAAAAATCGGTGCTGACGTATACATTGACGATCACGCAGTAACACCGGAAATGTTGTTGAAGGGGCTGATTGATTGAATAGTTGGGAAGTAGAAGCAGACAAGCTGTATGAAACAGCATTCGGCAGATTAGATGTTTTCGCGCATATTACACACACACTAATTGAACTCGGCTATTTTTCGGGTATGGAATATCAAAAAGCAAAAGAAAAAGTAAGAAGCAGATACAGACACATAAAACGCATACCGTCCCCAAAAGTAGATGTTATTGGTGACGAAGCTGTCATGCCAAAAGAAAACCGCATTGTCGTTGAAAACCAAGAGCCGTCAATACTCAATGTCAACTGGAAAGGCAATCGCATTGTAAGATTTGGCCTTGTCGGTGATACGCACATCAACAGCAAGTACACACAGCTTACATATCTGCATGACATTTACAACAGATTTCAGCATGAGGGCATCAAGCATGTATACCACACCGGAGATATTGACGAGGGCGAACAAATGCGGACAGGGCATCAGTACGAATGTTACGAGCAAGGCGCCGACGCTCATGTACGGGAAATTATCAATGTCTATCCCAAGCATGACGGGATCACAACGCACTTTATCACAGGCAATCACGATGCAAGCCTTATCAAACGCGCGGGATACAACATTGGTGTGTCAATAGCAGAAAAGCGGTCTGACATGGAATATCTAGGACCCGACTGTGCAATCGTGATGCTGACACCAAATTGCTCTTTGGAGTTGCGGCATCCATGGGACGGCACAGCATATGCGATATCGTATAAGTCGCAAAAACTGATTGAATCAATAGCGGGTGGAGAAAAGACAAACATTCTTGCAATAGGTCATTATCACAAAGCTGAATACCTTTTTTACCGCAACGTCCACTGTTTCCAAACGGGAACATTCTGCGCACAAACGCCATTTATGAAAGGCAAGGCAATATCGGCACATATGGGCGGTTGGCTTGTAGAAATCGAAGTAGACGAGCTGGGACATATACAGCGTATCATGCCGCAGTTTATACCGCAATATGTTGGCATCAAGGACGATTGGAAGAACTGGCAGACGATGAAAGGATGATGCTTAACGGACTTGTTTGAGCAGTATGATTTTAAGGGGGTTTTTATTTGAACAAAAATCAATATTATTTACCTCACAAAATTAAAAATTATGTCGAGTGGCAACTTGAACACTATTACAGCGATAAAGCGG